TCGTGTGGTCGAGTGTTTACCAAATGCGACATTTAGGGTAGAACTAGAAGATATTAAAAAGGTTATTCTAGCAACTATATCAGGAAAAATTAGAAAACACAACATAAACATATTAATGCACGATGCGGTTGATGTAGAATTAACCCCATACGATCTTAGCAAGGGTCGCATAACATTTAGGCATAAATGATGAATCAAATAATTTGGATGATAAATTTTATACCAAACATATTTTGGACACTGGTATTATTATCTGGTATCACCGCAATACTGGCATCTTACTTTCTATCTAAGATCCCCTTGGTGACTCAGTATAAACTTCCATTGCGTGTAGGCGGTGTGGTAGCATTAATAGTGGGTATCTATGCTCAGGGAATTATTGCCAATGAAGCAATTTGGCAAGCGAGAACAGAAGAACTAAAGAAACAAGTTGCAACAGCAGAGGAATCTGCTAAGACTGCAAATACTGAATTGGCCACTGTGATCAGTGAAAAACGTAAATTAGAAGCTACAAAAAACAAAGAAGTTATCAAGTATATTGATAAATGGAAAACCAAAGAAGTACTCAAAGAAGTAACTGGTCCAGAACGTGTTAGAGTAGAAGAAGTTATCAAATACATAGAAAACTGCCCAGTACCCAAGGAATTATTGGACATACATAACAAAGGTGCACAGCGTTCAGGAGACAAAAAATGAAAATTATAGCTCTTATAAGTGTCACACTGATCGCAGGCTGTTCTGTATTTTTGCCCGCTAAACCAAAATTTCCAGAAGCTTTGCCAGAGCTTACAAAACCCTGTCCGGACCTTAAAAGAATCGACGGTGACCGAGTAGCTATCACTGACCTTTTAAGAACCGTAGTGGATAATTATGCGTTATACTATGATTGCAGCCTAAAAAATGATGGTTGGAATGACTGGTACAAAAAACAAAAAGATATCTACGATCGAGTAAAATGAAAAAAATTTACTTGTTAAATCTACTAATGCTGTCTGGCTGTGCAACAACCAGTTCAGACTACCTGAGCTACATGGAAACCAGTTCTAGATTGCAACAAAGCGTGTATGCAACAGAATCTGCATGTTTATTGGTACTGGCGGAAGCAATGAAAACCGCGGATGCCGCAACCAAAATCGCTATATCAAATCAAATTGATAAATGCAAAAAAGATCTTCCACGCATTGACCCACCTAGAAAAAATTGGCTAGGTTTTTAATTGACTTCTTAGTATAAAGGCTGTATCATAACAGCATGACGATTTATAATTTAGTTAAAGAAACTGACGACACTCTAAAAAAAGTGTCTGAAGACTGGAACTGGGACAATGACGGTGAAATAGCCGAACTTGCCCAGAGCATGCTTAAAATAATGTTTGAAAATAATGGAATCGGACTCGCGGCGCCGCAAATTGGCGTCAATAAGCGAGTCTTTGTCATGGGCAATCAGCAACGCAGTTATATCTGTGTCAATCCAGAAATAACCAGCACACAGGGTACAAATCGAGATCAGGAAGGATGTTTGAGTTTTCCTGGACTATGGTTAAATGTTGAACGCCCAGAAACTATTACCGTAAAATATCAAGATATTATAGGTAGAGAACAAGAACACGAATTTACGGGGCTGCCAGCAAGAGTATTTCAACATGAACTAGACCACTTAAACGGTGTTTGTTTTGTAAATAAAGTAGGAAAGCTAAGTTTAGACCTTGCAACCAAACGTAGAAAAAAGAATTTAAAAAGGAAATAATATGCCCATGGAAGACAATCAACCAATCAACGAAATCCTAGAACGTGCTTTCCGTCTCGCACTTCTCAGTGAACATGAATACGTAACACTAGAACATCTAACTCTGGTAATATTAGAACATAAAGATATAACAGACATACTTTCTTCCATGGGTGTTGCATCACAGCCTATTAGTGAGGATATTAAAAATTTCCTTGCTAGCCAAGACTATCTAGTTGTGCAGGGTCTGACTAAGCCTAGAAAGACACAGAGTCTTGAACGTGCATTTAATCGCGCGTTTACACAGGCTATTTTTAATGGACGTGCCAGTATTAGCCCACAGGACATGTTACTAAGTGTGCTCAGCGAAAAGAATAGCCATGCTTGTTTTTATTTAAGCAGTCATGGTATTACCAAAGAAAGCGTACTAGACGCTGTAGGTAAAACGGTGAAAACAGACAGTAAAACTCGTGATCCCGGCGAAAAAGTATTAAAAGAATTCTGTGTTAACATGAACGCCGAAGCAAAGAGTGGCAACGTAGATCCGTTGATCGGTCGTAACAAGGAAGTAGATAAACTCACACAGATACTTGCACGCCGCAAAAAGCGTAATGCTATTTTAGTCGGTGATCCCGGTGTAGGTAAAACTGCTATTGTAGAAGGTCTTGCTCGTAAAATCGTTGAAAATGTCGTACCTCATACGATTAAGGACTGTGTTGTTTATAGTCTTGACATGGGCGCATTAATGGCAGGTACAAAATACCGAGGCGACTTCGAAGAACGAATTAAACAAGTTATTGAAGTTTTGGAATCACGAGATAATGCTATTCTGTTTATTGACGAAATACATACTGTAGTGGGCGCAGGCGCCGCAGGTAATAGTAGTATGGACATGGCAAACTTGTTAAAGCCTGCACTTACTCGTGGTAAATTACAAGTTATTGGTAGTACGACCTATGAGGAATACCGAGAGACCGTGGAACCAGATCGTGCACTGGCTCGCAGGTTTACAAAATTAGATGTCGTGGAAATGACACCCGAAGATTGTAAAACAATGTTACGTGCACTAATGCCACAATATGAACTCTATCATGAGATTCACATCGAAGATGCGGCACTAGATGCCGTGGTTGATCTAACAGTTACGCACATGCACGATAGGTACTTGCCAGACAAAGCTATTGATGTTTTAGACAGTGCCATGGCAAAATTAAAAGTTATTAACTTAGATAAAGAACTTACTGTTGACTTAGTCAAACACGAGATCAGTGAGCAAGCAAAGATTCCCCTGGAACAGCTCACAGTAAAAACAGATAACTTTAATATCAACTACGAATCAACAATCAAGGCCAAAGTGTTTGGTCAGGACACTGCGGTTGAACAATTACTGGATGCGGTTTATATTACCAAAGCTGGATTAAAGGACATTACAAAGCCCATGGGTAGCTATTTGTTTGTTGGACCAACTGGTGTAGGTAAAACAGAATTAGCCAATCAACTTGCTACTTGTTTAGACATGACACTGTTACGTTACGACATGGGCGAATACATGGAAAGTCACAAAGTGGCAAGTTTGATTGGTGCGCCCCCGGGCTATGTTGGTTACGGTGAGGGAGATGCTGGTTCTGGTAAACTTATAAATGACCTGGAACAACACCCCAGTGCAGTTCTATTACTAGACGAAGTTGAAAAAGCACACCCAGATGTTTTAAACATCTTGTTAGGTGTCATGGACAATGGTATGCTTACCAGTAGCAGTGGTAAAAGTGTAAGTTGCCGTAACGTTGTATTGATTATGACCAGCAACCTGGGCGCCAGAGACGGCGAACGTAATCGTATTGGTTTTGATAATAGCACAAATAGTACAGCTAGTATCGAAGCCGTAAACAAGCATTTTACGCCTGAGTTCCGTAATCGTTTAGATGCTATCATTGAATTTAATAGACTAAGCAAAGAACAGGTTAAGCCAATCGCTATGAAGTTTATTGACGAACTCAATGAATTGCTGGAATCTCGTGGTATCAAAGTACAAGTAACAGAATCTGCACTGGATCAACTGGTCACCGAAGGTTTTGATGAGAAGATGGGGGCGAGACCAATGAAACGAATCATTGCAGAAAAAATTAAGAAACCATTGAGTAAAAAGATTGTGTTTGACAATCTTGTAGGTTGCACTATAATGGTTACCTATAATGGTACTGACTATGGCATTGAACAAGTTTCCTAAAGGAATACGAGTTTACACCACTGAAAAGCTGTACTATAAAAAGTATGCTTATAGGATATGCTTTACAGTGGATGATGACAAAATCGTTAGATCAAACATCGAGCGTGGCTGGTATGGTTCGTATTCACGAACCAATATAATCTCTTTGCAAAACGAATTAAAGCGAAGAATTATAGACAAATTACCCGACGATCTCGAATGCAAATTTAGATCAGAACAAAAATATGTTACCATGTATCTTGACAACAGTGAAATTTTTGAGGATTTAATTGATCGATTACAGAACTGCATCATAGAAATCAGTGTTCCTGCCAGTGAAAATCACAAACAACTTATGTTAGATAATCACAGGATTAGGGTGCGTAGAACTTTGTTCTTAAAGCAGTATAGATATAAAGTAAATATTAAAAATAGTTGGACTTGGAAATTCAATGATTTTGACTCTTTAAAAAACTGGCTGGATGCCATGGACAACGAAGATGGTACTAGATGGAGTGCTAACTCTACACTGGCTACTGCAATGGCAATGACACCTGAACAACTCAGTGCTCCGAGATTTAGGTACAGATACAGTGCATTTTCAATATATCTTAACGACGACAAAGATGTAATGATGCTTCAGTTATTGCTGGATAATTATTATGACAGTGTTGAAAAAGCAGTTTTGATCTCTGAAACCTAAGACGAACCAACATTTTACTAAGGCACAATTTCGGTTGTGCCTTTCTTTTTGACTAAATATTAATAACGGAGAGCTAACATGGCTAAAATCATAGAAGAAATAATTGTAATTAAATTAAGCAAAATTGTCAAAGACAGTGAATCAGAAGTATCCAATATAGCTAATTCTGATGTTCAAGCCGCGCTGGAACAAGTAGCACAAGAGCTAGTAGGTGATGCAGTTGTGGTAGAGGTAGACAAGGCATGAATACAACAAATGTAACGATGTTGGTTGGCAACGGTCAGTTAGATCAACTCAGTGATGCTGTCAGAGGTGACGGTTACTATGGTTATCGTGACGGTTATCATACCATGGCGGTGCAATTTAATAATTTCATAGGTAGGATTCAAATAGAAGCCACACTGGAATTAGAACCACAGAGTGCAGATTGGTTTCCTATTTGGTTAACACCGGCAAATCCTTACAAACAATACACTACAGCAAAAACTGGCACAGAAGCATTTACTTTCAGAGGTAATTTTGTGCTTGTGAGATTTAGAAAAACTAGAAGTTATTTGACAGATACGTCATCAGTAGGTGATATTACCAAAGTTATGTTGAGTTTATAAACACATGGCAATATATGTAGATGGGTTGGGTGGTGACGGCCAGCCAGTTAATGAAGAAGTCGTAAAAGAATATATTGACTCTCAGGTTCAAAGCCTAGTCAATGGTGCACCTGCGGTATTGGACACGCTTAAAGAACTGGGCAACGCAATTAATAATGATCCAAACTTTGCGGCTACTTTACTTGCTACACTACAGAGTAAATTAAATGTATCTGGCGGTATAATGACCGGTCCTATCACGTTGCCTGCGGCGCCAACACTGCCACTACAGGCAGCAACAAAAGGCTATGTGGACAGCGTGGTAGAAAATTTACCAGATCCAGTGTTGACCTTGGATGGTCTTACGGATGTATTCGTAAGCGATGCGACAAGTGGTCAGATATTAGCGTTCAATGGAACCTATTGGTATCCCATAGATGCACCAGCAGGCGGCGGTACAACAATTTCAAATGCCGCAGTTAATAGTTCTGGTCATTTAATTATTACAACTTCCAGTGGATCAACCATAGATGCTGGTTATGTTGTTGGTGCCACAGGAGCACAAGGACCCGCTGGCGCAGATGGTGCACAGGGTATTCCAGGTGAAACAGGATTACAAGGCCCACAGGGTATTCAGGGTCCGGCTGGTGCCACAGGTGCCACAGGAGCACAAGGACCTGCAGGCGTTGCCGGTACAGACGGTGTTGGTATAACCAGCGCGATTGTTGACATAACAGGGAACCTAATCTTAACCAAGTCCAACGGATCAACCATCAATGCCGGACAAGTAAAAGGTGTTAAAGGTGACACCGGTGAAGCTGGCGCTACAGGAGCAACCGGCGCTACGGGAGCTCAGGGTATAAGTGTTACCAGTGCAACTGTCAATGGTTCAGGCCATTTAATTCTCACACTAAGCAATGGCACAACTATAGATGCCGGCAGCAGTGTAGGTCCTGCAGGCCCACAGGGACCGCAGGGCGAACAAGGCATAGAAGGACCTGCCGGCACAAGTTATACAATTAATAACAAAACAGGCCAAGTTCAGGTATACGGTGTTGGTGCAACAACGCAACCGGGTTATGACTTAGAAATAGATCTTGCAAATAAAGCAAATAAATTAACCACTGCAAGAAACATCGCTCTTACAGGTAAAGTAACTGGTTTGGCCAGTTTTGATGGCAGTGCAAATGTAACCATGCTAACCAGCTTGAATGGTGTTAGTACTTCCGAAATCAGTGAAGGCACTAATCAATATTTTACAACCGCAAGGGCGAGAAGCGCATTAAGTGCAGGCGCAGGCATAAGCTATAACAGTAGTACAGGTGTTGTAAGCCTAAACACTAACACAGATCAAGTAGCAGAAGGCGCAAACAATTTATATTTTACAAACAATAGATTTGATAACAGGCTTGCACAAAGTAATTTAATGGCATTGGCGGATGTTGCTAATGTTACGCCAACAACAGGTCAGGCCTTGGTCTGGAACGGTAATACTTGGGCACCGGGTACCGTAAGCTCAGGCGGTGGCGGTGGCTCGAGTTCTGTGTATAAATCAACAGTTCGTATAGAATATGATGCCAGTGGTAACCTAAGTAGTGTAAGTGTACTGGATGGAAATATCAGTGCTGTTATAGCAACGGCAACAAGTACAACTGCCACAGTTACATTTACATTTGCAGGTAGCACAAGCACGCCATTAGGTATACAAGTCTATGGTTATCAGCGAACAAACAACGTTTATGTGACTCGTGCCCTGGCCAGTGATTTCCCAACGAGAACTTTACTAGGTGGCGGTAGCAGCGGTAGTCCAACGGCATTTGATGCTTTTGATTCCAGTGCAAATACAATGACACTGGGCTTAACTAAAGCGGCAACAGGTTCCAGTGCGGCTGTGGGTCAGACAACACATTGTATTGTTCAGTTTATTTTAAGTTCAGTTTAAAGGTATACAATGACTATTCATTCATGGAAAACAAACTTTATAGGTCTTAACAAGCCCAGTAAAGTTTTATCCGGAACAGCAGATTCATTTACAAGTATAGGTCTTTGGCCTTATGCAAATGGAGAAGATGATCCATATTGGAGTGGTGGCATAAACCCACAATATTATCGTTGGCAAGTTACGTTCACTGTTAATGAACGCTTGCATGGCAGTCATTTAACTAGAACACCGTTTAGATTTAATGCACAGGATGTTGAAGTAGGTGACTTTGTTGCAGGTGCACAGGACGGAAAAGTCTGTCAGATCATGAGCATTATCAGTAAAACTGACAGCCAAATAGTTGCTATCGTAGAAGACAGACTGCGCTATAATACGTTTCGTGATCCAACTGGTTTTGGTCTGTTCACAACACCGGGACAGGTAATTTTCTTCCAGATCAACGAACTTGGCTACCCCATGCTGGATCCCGTTCCCGGCGAAGCCAGCAGTGATTTTGCCGACAACGTATTGAGTCGTTTCCAATATTTAAATCCACTTATTAACTATGTTCTCGAAAAACAAAACCATGGCTTTCAACAAGGAGATGCAATCTGTATTGAAGACGAAGAATTTGTTTTAAGTGACAGAGACAATGTAGATAAATTTGTAGGCACCGTAGTACATCCTGGACCAGGTCCACACCAGTTTATTTTACGCCCTGCCAACGGCATTATCGACTTTGTTCCCAGTTTACCTGGCAATGTAGGAGATTACATATATCCCAGTATTGACGGCAGCGGTGATCTAACCATTGACGATTCCAGCCGCAGACCTATTTACATGAAGGTTGCCACAGAACTGCCAAGTATTTCAACCGGCACTGGTATAGACCCACTGGGAGTTGACGATGAGGTAATCGAATTTAATAGAAAACAAATGACCCTGACCGGCAGCGGCAACGGTTATGTAACCTTGGATGAAGTCATAGATATAATAAACGCAGAAACTTATTTTCATAAAATAACCGCATTGAAAGTTGGTGCCGCAACACAGGTTATATCAGGACAGGATGGATTGCTTAATTCATATGGTGTTGTTGCAGGTTATACCCCGTTCAGTGCCAGCATCAACGGCACACTGGTTAATTTCACTACCACAGTAAGTGGTGCAGCCGCTTATGGCGATCCCATTGTTGCAGATGCCAATGACATGGTCATTGATATTAACAACGCAAATATCACAGATATAACTGCTACAGTATTAAATGGTGGTGCGCTTTGTATTACCAATTCATCTGGCGGCACAATAACTATTGCAAATATATCAGCAGACGCCAACGGCAACGACTTCGCAGGCGCTGGTAGTATATCTGCGCTGCCAATACAAACCCTGGCAAACACTTCATCATATGCCCTACGTTTACAACGCAATGATGGTGGTCCACTGACCATGCGAGATGTTCAAGGAACGTACCTTGATCGAGCAGGAGTTATGAGTGGTCAGACAGGTAGATACGCTCTTGGTCTAAACATAGAACAGGGTTTACGCAGTAGTAGGGTAAGTGTTGTCGCAGATCTGACTGCAAGAGACGCATTATATCCTTTAGTTGGTGATCAAGCGCATGTATTAAATGCAGGCCATGGAGAATGGGCTATCTACGTATTTGATGGTGCAAATTGGCAGGAGTTTGGTAATAAACGCAGTAAAGAAACAGACGCACGTACTCTTGTACTGGACGTAGATGTATCAGTGCTGAGCGTAGGCATTAATACCCTGAGCATAGGTACCATAAGTTCTGATAGAACTGTCAAAGACGTAAGAGTTTTAGTTACTGCGGAGTGCCCTTCTGATTGTTCATTAACTGTTGGAACTACTATGAATAAAAACGCATTCACAGACATAAGAGATGCTGTATTAACCGCGTCTGGTTCTTATATCGTGGACTGTGATTATAGAATAACATCATACACTGAAGTTGTTGCAGAAGTAACAACACAGTCACTTGGCACAGGTCAAGTAACAATAATTTTAACATACGTATAAAGGAGAGACTATGCCTAAGTTAGATGAAGACGATTTCGTAGATCCGGGTAATCTGCCAGAAATCACACAGAGTAAATCTGGACCGCCGCCTGTTAGCACAGGCTCCACGGCTTTTGGTTCAACAAGCGGATTTTCACAGCCAATTACCAACGGCATTGGAGCGCAGAATCTAGGCGGTGGCTATGGTTCGTTTAATGGATCTAATTCACCAATGCAAAATAGTTTTGGCACAGCACCGACAAACAACACCAGTGGACAGGCCGCTGGCGCCATGCACTCAGGTGGCGAATCAACAGTAAAACTAGATAAAGAATCACAGGACTGGATTAATAAAAAATGGCGTCCGGTCATGGGCTGGGTCTATATGCTTACATGTACCATGGACTTTGTAGTATTTCCAATCTTATGGAGTTTATTGCAAGCTCTAAGTAAAGGCAGCGTAACAAGCCAATGGCAACCATTAACACTGCAAGGTGCGGGATTATACCATATCGCTATGGGTGCTGTTCTTGGTATTGCGGCTTATGGAAGAACCAAAGAAAAAGTAGAAGGCAAAGCGTAAGTAACTTATTATGATCATAGACGAATTCGACCATTACTTTAGACTATGCTTGAACAGAACTCTTACCAGTGAAGAAGCCAAATCATATCTATTAGTAGTCGACGACATTGCAGATGTTGAGCCTGACAATGACGATACTGTTATGGTCTATCATTTAGACGACAGCGAAGGTGATGGCAATCCGCATTGTTACGATGTTAGGCTTGCCGCTAGTATAGACGCAGAGCAAGGAGATCAAATCCTTGCCGGTCTAGAAGAAATATTCCCCGAAGATGATTTTGACTGCGAAAGTAGCATGGACTCTGTGTCTGAACAGCAGTTATTAAACACTGTAACCCTTGAACAATTAACTAAAATAGCTTGACAATTAATGATTTTTCATTTATAATAGTTAAATGAACTATCTTACCACGACTCTAATTGTTACACAGAAGCAAATAAATGCTTTTGGAGAGTTGTCCGGTGACAACGGACCAGTTCATTCTGAAGATGGTATAGTACAGGGCGGATTTATAATAGGGTTATTACCAAAACTAGCCAAGCAAACATTTAATAGTGCCGGTATATTTTTTGGTGCGCACAGTGTGAGTATGATGCTAGATGCCAAATTTAGAAACAAATTACCGGCTAATAAACAAGTAACAGTTAAATTTGGTTATAAACCAAGAAAAAACACACCATTGATTAAATTGACTTGGCAAATATTTGATTCCGATAAAAATTACTGCGAGGGTCATTGGATTGTATATAAAACTAACATTGACTATTAATCATTTATATTATATAATACACTATGACTAAACGAATTGGCTTTGCTTGCAAATGGATTGATTACCCCCACCAACTAGATGGTATCAAACCCAAAGATGATTGTAAACAATACAACACAGGCACGACCACTATTACTTGGCTTAACCGCCAAAGTCAAACTGTAGCTGAACAGAAACTATGGGACTTAATGGTTCAAAACCTAGAAGCTACACGTAAACTTATCGAGAAAGTCGGCGAACTCGATGAAAGCCTCAGGATGGTACGTATTAGCAGTGATCTGCTGCCTGCTTATACTGAACCCAAATGGAGTTACTTCTGGCAGCGTCCAGATGTTAAAGAATATTGCAGTAGAGTTTTTTCTAGTATTGGTGACCATGCTAGATCTCGCGGTGTACGTCTTAGTTTTCATCCTGGACAGTTTTGTGTCTTGGCTAGCGAAAGTGACGACATTGTTCAGCGCAGTATAGAAGAATTTGAATATCACACAGACATGGCTCGCTATATGGGCTATGGTCAGACGTTTCAAGACTTTAAGATTAATGTGCATATTGCAGGCCGCCGTGGTCCACAGGGTATTAAGGATGTTATGAAGCGTCTTAGTCCCGAAGCACGTAACATGCTGACTATCGAGAACGATGAGATTTCTTGGGGCATTGAACATAGTTTAGAATTGGTGGATACTTGTGCCTTAGTCCTAGATATCCATCACCATTGGATTAAAACTGGAGAATATATTGAAAATACTGATGATCGTATTAAAAAGATTAGTGATAGTTGGCGTGGCGTTCGTCCTGTTATTCACTATTCCGTCAGCCGTGAAGATGTACTTGTCGGCCATACCGGATCTGAGCGTCCCGCTCTTGGTCCGTTAATGGAAAGTGGCCATAAGAAAGGTAAGCTCAGAGCACATTCAGACTTCTACTGGAATGATGCAGTAAATACTTGGGCTATTACACACAGCACATGGGCAGATATCATGTGCGAAAGCAAAGGTAAGAATCTTGCCAGCTTTAAGCTACGTGAACTATTAAATGACTGAACAGGAAATACTAGACTTATATAAAGCCATGGAGCTGGAGTTTGGTGAATTACCCAACTTCGAACATTATCCTCGACAGTTCGCTTATTACTACAAACTCTATAAACTGGTTCAACAAAATGTTCAAAAATCTAACTGAAGTTTTTACTGATCCCTGGCATGCCACCTTAGATGCCATTGAGAAACGAGTATTTCTTAGATCTACGATCCCAAACATCATGGAGGTTATCTACAAAGACAGTACACCGGAACAAGGTCCCTGGGTAGCCGGTGGTATGGGCCGCCAGCTTGCCGTGGATCCAACCAACACTAAATTTTCTGACATTGATGTGTGGTTCAGCGGTGCCACAAGTTATGAACAGTGTATGATTAGATTGAATAATAATTTTGGAAATTCAATGTATGAAACATTTTCCAGTGATAATGCAAAAACTTATCAAATCGGCGACCACAAAGTTCAATTAATTCGTAGAAATTATTACAACAGTTTAGATGAAGTTTTCAAACAATTTGATTTTACCTGTTGCCAAGTTGCAGTAGACAAAGATCTTAATATTCAAGGTCCAGGCATTGAAGATGCTAGGTCATTTAAACTTCGCGTAAATCGCTTGGATCATCGAGGTTTTTTGGCTCGTTACGCCAAATATGTGGGCTATGGCTATACCATGCCCAATCAAGCATTTTTGGATATCATCAATAATGAGGACATCAACTATGAATTTGACGCAGAGTCTCTTGGATACTGAGCTAGGGCAAGCAGTACTGCTTAGTAAACTCAGTGGGAGGCCGGCACCGATATTTGATGACGTATTTGCTTGGAACGGTAAAGTCATGGATAGATCCACTGCCGTTATTGCACTATTAAAAGTTTATAATCACGTACCTGTGGGTGACAATGTCAAGGTATGTGCTTTTATGAAATATTATCGCAGATTTGAACCCATTGAACACAGTGATTTTTTTGTGGGTTCTATTCTCGACGAAGAACGCGACTTGGATCAACAAGCTAGATTTTGGTTCAGCAGTGTATGTCGTACAATTCGTGGTGAAGTAGCAGAATTATCTGCTGACGCAGTCAAGCAAATTTTGATTACTTTACATTCATGAAAAAAGATCAAATAGTTCTTACATTTAACTCTCATCCCAGTGTTTCGGCAATTCATTCAGACTATGAAATACAAAGATTGACTAGAGCTGCCACTGATTTAGGTTTTAACATAGTTAAGTTGGGTGGGCAACAACTTATAACACCACTTGACGAAGATCTACCACGAGCAGTTTTTAATATGTCACAGATGACAACGTTTAGTCATCAGCAATATCTACGTGATTTAGAGCTACGCGGTGTAGGTGTGTTAAATCCGATTTATAATTCAATTATTGCAGATGATAAAATGTTGTCATACATTGAATTAAAAAATTCAGGGTTCCCAGTTCCAAAAACACTGCACATTAATCCTTTATTCTTAGATGACAAAGGTGCATTAATTAAACGTATTAACGATGACATGGGTTGGCCCTGTGTGCTCAAAATTACAAACTCGTCACTGGGCAGAGGTGTAATCAAGATCAATACCCAACAGGAGTTCGAGGATACATTTTCCTTGTTAAACATCTGTTCACTTAGAACCGCAAACAACGACACTACTGCTAAACTTTTAATTCAAGAATATATCAAAGAATCACAGGGACAAACGGTTAGAGTAATTGTATTAAACAACAAATGTCTAGGCTCATATCTAAAACTGTCACACTGTCACTGGAAAGCAAACACTACCAGTGGTAGCTATGACAGAAAACCATTTGAACTAACTAATACCTTATCTGAAATGAGTTTGAACATCTGTAAATTATTTAGATTGAATTATGCGGGCATTGATTTTTTAATGGGTAAACATGGCTTTTTGGTTGGAGAAATCAACACCGTTCCCATGCTCAAGGGTTTTGATTTGATGCACTCTGATTTAAATATCTATCCAGAAATTATTAAAGGGCTGATAAATTAGTGACCAAACACTAGAAAAAAATGCTGCGACCGCACATTTTTTCTTGACTTTACCGATAAGTAATTGTATAATAAACACATAGCGTCTAAGACAGAGCTATATTATTATCTTGCTTAATTAAGGAGAACTACATGTTTACAGCAGATGCAATTATCGATACAGTACAAACTGGCAAAAAAACTTTTGTCAACACATTCGTTACCAACGAAACCGTAAAAGAAGCCCTAGTCAACTTTGTTGATGCGCAGGCAGAATATACAAAGAAAGCTGTTAAAGTCGGTCAAGATACTGTTAGCACACTGGCCAGTGAAACCGTCAAGGCGTATCAAAACGCTACTAAATTCGACTACGCCAAGTTTGGCGAAGGCGTAATGAAGGCTTATCAGACTACAACTGCCAAGAAATAATTAAATTTTATTTCTAATAAATCCTTGCTAAATAACATATTAGCAAGGATTTTCCACCATGAGATTTCACCAAATAGAAGAAGCGCCACAGATAAAAACAGATGACAATATGAGAACTTATATGGCTCTCAAAGGCATTGAAAAGAAAATGCATGCACAAGGCATTAAGGGCGCTCAGGCTCTGGAATTTCTACAAACAACGTTACTGGACATTGCGTTAAACGCTGTGGGACGTGAAAAACGTGCAGGCTATGAACCACATGTTCTTAATGTAAAGAACTGGGCAGACGCCAAAGAATTTTTAATGACTGCTTTTAGAGACGGTCGTGAACAAGGTGTGGCGGAAGGCTATTACGATTTAAACGACGATGGAATGCAGCCGATTGATTTATCTTCTAACCCAAGTTTTAAACAGATAATCAATCGTTATACTCAATTGGTCTATCAAGGTCACGCAGGTGAAACTAACCCAGAAGAAGATGAAGAATACGATGCTATCGAGCAGTATGTTGCCAAGCGTTTCGGTCCCAAGGGTTCTGCACATTTACAAAAAGCCGGTGAAGTAAGTTACTGGGGTAGAGATGACAAGCCGTTTGGCCGAGACTCTCGCAGTAGCAACTTGGGTCGCCCAAGTCAACCCGGCGGGGATTTTAGAACTACTAAAGCTGGTAAGATGCATGGTCAAGATGCTAAAGTAATGAAGGCTAAAGTTGCTGATAGATTAGGTCGTCATCCTGCTCCCAACTTACCAGAGGGTGTGGCGGAAGGCACCGGAGTCACGGACTACAATCCTCCAAGTCAAGGTGGCACACGCAAAGAGTTGACAGCACGATATCACAAAACCAAAGATCCCAAAGATGCCGAGGCTGCTAGAAAAGCAGGAGCTACGCAAAAAGAACTGCAAGGTGTGGCGGAAGGCTATACCGTAACTCGCGGCATTGATCGCGAACGCTATCAAGAACGACCAGGTTTAGAAGGCCCATTTAGTACTCGCAGTGGTAAAGTTGTTTATTACGATCCCCAAGAAGGCAAGTACTACGATCCTGAAACTGATTTTTACATTGGCCACGAAGATTGGAATGCTATGAACGAAGCAGGTTTTGGTCGTGCAACGGGTAGAGCAAGCTGGGACAGCAATATGCCAGACTACCAAGGTGACTATGGCGGTGAAGCTAATTGGGGACGCAGAGAACGCGAAGACGACGAGCATCACGAAATCGACCGTAGAAACGAACGCATAGCAGCCAGCGGTACTTGGTATATTACTATTGACGGTAAATTATTGAAGAACAAAGAAGGCCAACCATATACATTTGTGGGTAAGGCGGCGGCTAATAAAGCCGCAGTTACAATGATGCAAAAGCCTTTTAATCAGGGCAAAAAATTTATGTTAACGACAAAGGGCGAATAATGAGATTAGATGAAATTATTGACACTGATGTTCCAGAAGTTGGTGATATACTTGAAGTAGAAATCGGCGACGAGTTGGTAGAAACAGTTATAGCTGGAATAGATCAAGGTGATTACATCTGCGAAACTGACAATGATCTAGGTATGACATTATTAGAAGCAGAATATCAAGGACGCACAGTTAAACTAGGTAAGCCCATGCAGGGTGACGTTAAGAAGTTTAAAGTCTATGTTAGAAATCCTAAAACAGGTAAAACTGTTAAAGTAAACTTTGGCGATCCTAATATGCGTATTAAGAAAAGTAATCCTGCAAGACGTAAAAGTTTTAGAGCACGTCACAACTGTGCTAATCCAGGTCCAAGAACAAAAGCACGTTACTGGAGTTGCCGTAAGTGGTAATGAGAAAATATATTACGATTGTAGAAGCGGCTGGCAAAGGCTGTCCTATTGCTACTCACGATTTAGAAGTCAATGTCAAGAATCGACAAGTAGGTATAGACAATCATCACTATGGTCCTGCTAATCCAGACAAGCCCGGAGATTATTGGAAAGTTGCAGCCAAGCAATGGAACATCGATGAAAAAACTGCTAAGACAATGCAATGCGCTAATTGTGCGGCTTTTAATATCACCGATGCTATGTACAAATGTATACACGATGGCATGGGCAAACAAGCATATCAGGAAGAAAAGACTAGAGAAGCCGCAGACTTAGGCTATTGTAACTTACTACATTTTAAATGTGCCGGAAGCCGTAGTTGTGAATTATGGATCACCGGCGGTCCTATTATAAAATAAAATGTTAACTTTAACTGACAGTGAGTTTAATCCAGATGGCTACTGGCGAAACCCAATAGCCAAATTACTCTATGAACCCACCTACGAAGACTTAGAATTGTTTGATCAAAATGGCTATGATCTCACACAACTGGAACGTCACTATGCTTATGGTAATTATGTTAAGCCTAAAAATCAACGTGGTCATAGGCATGCAATTAAACATGATTGGTTCACTGAAGAAGTTAAACTAGAAGGCGCTGTACTGAATCACAGTAATTTATTTGAGCGCAAAGCCTATGCTGGACCAGCATTAGAACAATTACAGCACTGGGCTAAAAAACTTCCACTAGTATACAAGGTTATTGCCATACGAGCAAAATGGGGACTGGATTTTAGCATGGATTACGTAGATCAACAGGGTAATTCATTTGAAATATTACACTGGGAATGGGATAGCTTTAACTACGATGAAATTTCTATAATTAAAAAAGAAATAGAACCCGTACTCAAAAATATCGATTGGAACTCTGCTGCCAAAGATTTGATTAAATACAAAGATAAATGGCACCATTTAGAATTCTTTGCACAAAGTGACTGGAAGTGCAACTATTTTGGAGTACCAAAAGAACGATTCAAAATGGTAATTTGGAAATAACATGAAAAAAATCATATCAATAATGTTACTGTCTATATGTACAGTGGCACTGGCACAAAAAGAAAAGCCCATGGTCGTCTATGACTGGAAAATAAATCGTGTAGTAGACGGAGATACTGTAGAAGTAGCTACACCCTGGGTCCCGGATCCACTACCCAAGAAAATGAGCATTCGCGTATTTGGCGTAGATACTCCTGAAAAAGGACACAGAGCTATGTGTGCCAGCGAAGCGCAACGTGGAGAAGCAGCCACTGCATTTACGAAGAAAGTTATCACTGAAAGTAAGACAGCTCGTGTAGCTGTACAAGGCTGGGACAAGTATGGCGGACGTATGCTAGGTGATATTATATTAGATAACAATACTAGTCTACGTGGATTATTAATTCAAAACGGGTTCGCTCGTGAATACTATGGCGAAGCCAAACAAAGCTGGTGCAATTAAAAGAGATTTACCTTGGTGGTTTGAGCTATACCACATAGCCTGGATGTTGTTCTTTCCAGTTATGTGGTATTTCTTCGGTGTCACTGTTGCTCTGATCACATTCTTTGTTGTATGTGCGGCTTATGTGACTTTTGCTTGAATTATTTGTAATACATGTATATCAAGCCAGGAATAATAATAAAGAACTGCGGTATAAAGTTTAGCATCAGTGCACGTTCTCGCCAGCGCCATCCTACATATATCCAACCACTTGCGCCCAGCATCTGAAGTAGACTGTTCCAGGGTGTTATTCCCTGCACATGTAACACCATAGCAGATAAAATTACTATGGCGCTGGCGTATTTAATGTACCAGACATGGTCTCTCATTTTAATATAGCGACCCTGATGTCATCTGCCACACTTATATCTGCTACTTGCTGATCAAAGTGTTCACTGATCCACTCTGAAGTAAATTTACTCCAGACTAGAGAATTCTGTTCTGCAAACTTTAGTATGGCTTGATTTTGCCAGTTGATTTCTCGTTGCATTATTTGATCATTATGGTAAGCAAGGTAACTGGGGTACTTGATATCAAATCCACCTGCTTGCTTCCACCATGTAAAACTTGTATCATCAGGTCTGTGCACTAATATAATCCAGTCGTCAGGAAACTCTGTTTTTATTTTATCCAGACTATAGGCCCAGTCATGACTTTTAACTAAACAAGTGCCACCTTGTTTTTCCCAGGCAGTTTGTAAATAACCGGCATCAAGTTTGGCTTCAAATTCCATGAGTCTACCAAAATAAGCTCCTTTGTGACCGCTAAAACTGTTGTGGTCATAGGTTCTGGCCAGTGTTCTATCTGAAGTGTTGAAACCAGCCAGAGATTCTAAAATTTGTGCTATGCCACTCCAACGGCTTCCAGGGACACCGGTAAAAAATATTCTATTTGGTAATATCATAGCTTTTCATATACAAAATATAAACGATCAACATCTTTTTTAAATTCTAACAATTTAAGATTATACCGTTCTGCAAATTCATTTACTACTTCAAAACTCCAGGGAAATATATCTACATAGGGTCCTGTCTTATGTGGCCTGCCGGGGTTGGCACGTAGATAAAATCTGCCATTTTTTGCAAGTAAACTAACGCAGGCCGAAAATCTTTCCTCGATTTCATCTTTACTATTAAAATTAATACTACCCAGTGCTATGATAACATCATGACTTTCAGGTTTTACTTTATAATCTCTGATATCTACTTGATAGTCAGCTGCATTGTTGTAGGGATCTATACCTACGATGTTGTGAATTCTTCCCTTGAATGGGTGATACCCGCAGCCTACATCGAGGACGTTTTTAGGATTGAGTTTATTAACTTCATCTGCTAGTTGCCAACCAGTGTGACTGTATTCGTCGGTTCTGGGCATCCAAATTTCTCCAAAAAATCTCATTGTATATCTGTCACTGAGATCTGCTGTGATGTCACCCAGTGTACCTACATAATCGCAGGATAAATGTAACTCGGCATCCACGGCATCTTTGAACTTGCGATAGCGGGCAGGTGTCCAGGGTAACTGATCCACTACTGTATTTTCGTCGATGGCGGCTAAAATTTTAGAGTACTTGGGTAAATTGAACGCTTGTAATAAATTTTTTTTAAGAAGATTAAAAATTTTAGTATTCATAGTATTTTTTTGAGTTATTGTATAAATATTTACAATGTAAATTTATTTATATCAACTAACCACAAAGGAAATACACATGAAAAAATTTCTAGCAATTTTAACACTGGTTTTAAGTGCTAATGCAATTGCCTGGCAACCAACTAAACCTATAAATGTATATGTAGGTTTCGCTCCTGGTTCTGGAAATGAACTTAGTTTTAGGGGCGTTAGTGCATTATTGGAAAGGCAGAATAAAGACCTCACGTTTATTATACGAAATCAACCTGGCGCAGATGGCGTAATAGCTATGAATGATTTTATAACTAAACCCAATGACGGATATCATTTGTATGTACCCAGCCATCAAGGTATTTGGGTCACTGCAGAATATTTCAATAAAGCCGCTGTGAAATATACATTAAATGACTTTGAATACGTAATGAGTATTGCTAAAAGTCCCCTAGCTATAGTTGTACCCGGTGACAGTGACATCAAAACTGTTCCAGAATTTTTAAAGACAATACAAAATCCAGTTAAGCCCTTGAATATAGCCGCGGGCAGTGGAGCACATAAATTAGCATATAATTATATGAGTGATAAGTTAAAACTAGACGAAACAAAGGTTCAGTTGGTTGGATATAAAGGACCTGCTCAAGCGGCTGTGGCAGTTGCCGGCAAAGAAGTAGACTACGGTATACTTCCTGTTGCCGTTGCACAAACACTGGCACAGTCTGGTAAAATTCGAATACTGGCAATCTGCGGCGAAAAGAAGCTGGCACAGATTCCCGATGTTCCACTAATGAATCAATATATTCCAGGTATGAATGTCTATGCCGCATGGGGACTAATTTTACCAAAAGACACTCCCAAAGAAATTATTGACTGGTATGTAAAAAATTTCGGCAGCATTATTCTTGGCAAGGAAGCCCAACAGTTTTTTGACAATAATTTAATGTTTTCTGATGAACGAGAACTAACTCCTGCTGGATTTAAAAACAGTATGATGCAGTTACGCAAGCAGTGGATTCCTATTATCAGCAAACTAAATACACAATAAGAACCCACCTTAGGGCCGTTGTCGCTAACGGTTAGGAGCACTAGTTGCTCCAGGCGTCAAACAGGCGGCTGCTGCCTGGTTCAGGGTTACGCCAGACTCTGCTCAAAGTGAGCTTTTATTTTGGATATTAATGTTTACAGAACGAGTCACATGGGTACATCATTGGAGCGACAGAACGTTTAGTTTTAAATGCACCAGAAATACTGCATTTCGATTTACTGCCGGCGAATTCGCCATGATTGGTTTAATGATTAACGGTAAAAGAGTTGTCAGAGCTTACAGTATAGTAAATCCACCTTGGGCTGAAGAACTGGAATTTCTTAGTATTAAAATACAAGACGGAGAGTTAACCAGTAAACTTCAACACATCGAAATTGGCAGCGAAGTTGTCATCATGCCTAAATGTACAGGTACACTGGTCAACAGTGCTCTAGATAAAGGCGGAGAACTATGGATGCTGGCCACTGGTACAGGACTTGCTCCTTTTATGAGTCTGATACGTGACTTAGAAACACTGGAAACATGGTCAAAGATTCATATAGTACACAGTGTCAGAGAAGCTAAAGATCTAGCTTACAACACAGACTTAGCATCTGCATTTAAACTTCATCCTCAAGACGGTGACTTGCATGAAATGGTTAGTAATGTGCTAGAATATCATCCTATACTCACAGGTAACGGTGAAGCCAGGATCACAACACAGTTGACTTTGGGACAATTACCTGTTAATATAGCAGAAGATAAAATCATGGTATGTGGTAATTTAGAATTTAATCATCAAGTTGCGGCATGGTGTCGTGATCAGGGCATGCAGGAAGGCAGTATTCGCGAACCTGGACAATTTGTAGTAGAAAGAGCATTTGTAGAAAAATGAAAACATTAATCTTAGTAGCATTACAGGAAGAATTAGATAAAACCAGAGTAGACTGCCCAGTTGTTTATACAGGAGTAGGTGTATCAAATGCAGCCATGCATGCTACTTTGGCCGTACTTAAACATAGACCTGACTTAGTTATTAACTATGGTAGTGCAGGTAGTTTAAAAGGAATAACCGGACTTAACAGCGTAGCCAGCGTTTGTCAGCGTGATGCTGATTGTAGCCCATTACGTGAACGTGGTTATATGTTAGGCGAAAATCTATTGTATTATCATAGTCAAGAAGTAGGTGTTAGAGTAGGCTCAGGTAATAATTTTGTCACAGATCCAGATCAATGGACATTAGATCATTGCGACTTAGTCGATATGGAACTCTGGAGTATTGCAAAAGTCTGCGAACATGTTAAAATACCATGGATTAGTCGCAAATGGGTCAGTGACAATGCTGACGGGGAAGCAGGGAATACATGGGAAGATTCACTAGCACAAGGTCAAGAAGAATTCATTAAATGGTTTAATAACCGTTAACATCAAATCATTACACGGTTGTTTGATTAGCGTTGGCTAATCCCTATTGAGGCTGTACAGGTTGTGCTGTGCCGTCAGAGTCTTAGGTTGTGTACGTTAGGAACTAACGAAAGGTTCTAAAAGATTGCGGAAATGTGAAAAAGATACAACCGCAGATATTCATAATTTCGCTGTATTGGGATTATGAGTGTTACCGCTGACAGTCAAGTCGTGAGTAAGGGGTACAGGTCAACCGCCTCTGTTGCTAAAGCAAATCTCATTAATACAGTATGAAAGCAGAACTCACGAAATGTTTTTATTTTTTGCCGGTTAACGGCAAATTATGACCGAATCTACGAAATAATCAACCAGTATTTGAGTACTTTTCGATACCGTGACTTTAGAAATAAATGATTCGAATACGCAAGTATGAAGAATCATAGTGCGTAGCAATGCGTAGCACTTAGTAAAATCCCGTAATATATGACTTGTCACGATCTGATATATCTGTTTAATTAAGGTAAATAATATAAAATATTGGAGTCAGTATGATATTAAATGAAGGTGGTAATGTATTTGCAAATGCTGTGCCATTTGATCACAAAGACGTGCCTGCTATTCTAAAAACAGTTAATAGTGCGTTACGTGGTACGGGTATTGAAGTTATCCCCGTGGGTAGTGCCGCTTCACCTAAACCTGGCAAACAAAGCGGTGACATGGATGTTCTAGCCGACGAAGCCACGGTAATGCATTATTTTAAAGCCAAGGACGCTAAAACAGCACGTAAGGCTCTAAACGATTATATCAAAAGCAAAGGTTTAGATACAGCACAAACCGGTATTAATGTGCACGTAAACGTTCCAGTTGGCAATGAGCATCACCAAGTAGATATCATGGTTACTGCTAATGCTAATCAAGTTGCTAAATTCCATACACATCAGATTCCACAAGGCAGTCCTTACAAAGGTGTAAACAAACAATTACTCATGGCATTCCTAGCCAAGGATAAAGGCTATATGTGGAGTGCTTGGCAAGGTTTATTTGCCAGAGATCAAGCAGGTAAAAAAGCAGACTTTGTCACTGATGATCTAGCAAAGATCGCAGAGATTTTAACCGGTAAAGCCGATGCCGCAGTGTTGGGCAGTGTGGAAAGTATCTTGGCGGCATTGCCACAACAACAGGCTGCTGAATTACTAGCTCGTGGCAAGGCAGATCCTAACTGGAAAGAAATAAAACAAGAAAGTAAAGTCGGTACTAACGAATGGTTCCGTAATATGTTAAACCGACTATGAGATTATTAGAATTATTGGACTTAATGGAGGCTATGGATCCTAAGTTGGGTCGTGCTTTCAATCACTTAGAGGATCTAGTATTCTTTTATGGCAGTGCAGGAACGATAGAAGCTCTTGAACATCTAAAAGACATGAACACTGAACAAGGTAGTTCTAGTGTTCGTATGAAGTGGGATGGTAATCCTCAGATATATTGGGGACGTGAGAATGGTCAGGTTATCCCACCACACGGACATGCACAATGGAGTAAAGGTATATTACCACAATCTGGTGAGGATGTTGGCAAGTACATTATGAGCACGGGTAAGGCTGTGACACCAGAAGAAGTTGCGGCTCGTCAGCAATTTGCAGATAAATTTGCCAGTCTTGCGCCATTGTTTGCTGCCTCTACACCCAAGGAACTAGACGGGAATACAACATATTATGTTTATGCAGATGCACTGTTCTTGACACCACCAGAACTAAAAGACGGCGTTTATACATTCTGCCCTAACCCAAAGAGCCAAACCTGTTATCACGTTCGTGCTGACAGTGGCTTAGGTAAGCGTATTGCACAAGCAGAAGTCATGGTTGTTGGGCATGCTTACTTTACAGAACACGGGCAGCCCGACAGTGCACAAATACCGATCAAAGATTTTACCGCATTTAATGCTAATCCAAAGTTAATTGTATTAGGTCCGATATACAATGTAGCGCCGGTTAAAGTAGACACAACAAAAATACAACAAGTAGAACAGCATATTAAACAACATGCACAGCACATAGATGCATTCCTACAAGGTGCCGCAGGTTTAAGTGATTTAAAACAAATCATCTATAACTATGTAAACCAAACAGCCAAAGCTAAACAACTAGATAATTTAAGTGCGGTACATTTCTTCCAGTGGGCGGCAACAAAAGTAAGTGCACCCAAACAGGCTAAGATCAAAGAATTAAATCAAACACATAACAATGCACTTGATGAAATATTTAAAATCGTCAAGGCGCTTCAGATATTAAAAGACACGGTTATTGACCAAATTGAAAGCGGACCTCGGGCCGATATCTGGGATACAAATGGAGAGGGTCGCGTAAGATATGCAGACTCTAATAAACAATTCGGCAACGTGAAGTTTGTACCGAGAAAGCGTTGGACACCACAATGAAAACAGATCAATTATTAGAAACGGAAAAAGCAACAGTGGCATTTGCCTTTGGTAGATTCAATCCTGCACACCAAGGACACATTGAAGTATGGCGTGCTGTTGAACAAGCAGGTGCAAATTGGTTTATTGGAACTAATCCCAGTACACTGGGACCCAATGATCCATTAACCTTTGAACAGAAGAGTGCATGGATGGCAGAGATTTATCCTCCTATTAGTGGACATATTGTAGCAGAACAAAGTGTACTAACATTAGCCGCTTATATTTTTAAGAAGTTACGTAAGAATGAAAACGCTAGTATCGCTTATATTACAGATGCACAAGATTGGGCATGGAGTGGTAAATTATTAAATCAATATAATGGCATAGAGGGAGCTCACGGCTATTATAAGTTTGCCGCAATAACTCATGTACCTAGCCCACGTGTTAGCAGTGCCACAGCATTACGTGATGCGGCTCGTGCCGATGATAAAGTTGCGTTTTACCATGCTAGCGGCACTGATCCTAAACTTAAAGTAGCAGGACTATCATATTTTGATACAGTTAAACAAGCCTGTGAGAAATATCCATTGCCAGTTAAACGTGCTAAAAAAGTCACAGAAATGGACGGCCAAGGTTATACAAGAAGCCGTGACGACTATGAGTTAGGTAAAGGCAAAGAAGGCAAAGGTAAATCTATCACAACCGACAAGATGATTAAAGCAGCTAAGAAAGCCTGGGACTATGCTACTGAACCAGTAGATGCACCTAACATGGACACATACAAGAAACATCGTGCTAAAAACATTGCCGACATTCGCAAGAAAAAACAGCAAGGTGTGGCGGAAGGCCCAGGGTTTGATAAATGGGCAGATGACAGAGCGGCCTCACAACTTCACAAACTGAAAAAACCTCACCCCAAGACTTGGCACGATGTTGATAAGAAACTTGGAAAAGCCGTTGATAAAATGTCGCAGGCCGAAAAGGTCAAGAAAGGTCTTGCTCATCCTGACACACTGAAGCAGAAAGGTGTGGCGGAAGCAAATGCTCCTTTTGGGACAATGGGCGGAGGCATTAGACCACCTTCAGGT